AATCGTACGATACATTTATGTAATTTCCATGTCCGGCTAAGAAGTAAAGGGTTTGTTTTATATCATCTTCGTTACTGTGTATATTGTTATACATGTATATGTAGTCCCCGGTCAAACGCTGTATAGTCTGACCACCGATACGTAAATCGGCGTATTCTATTATTTGAGCACCTATAGATTCTCTATAACTTACTATTTTAAGGTCTATTTGACCACCCATACCGGGGTGTACAGAACAGTAATAGTATAATGTCGATGGTGTACTTGAACTATATGTTGGTGTAAAAGTAACCGTAGCTGTACCCGGATTCGTAACACCCGTTGTATAATCTCCAGATAAAGGTACACTAAATCTATAAGCTTCACCACTAGACTGTCTCAGAGATACTTTACCTGGGTACGTTGTAGTATCAATACTATTCGGGAAAGCGTCAGTTGTATCGTTATCAGACCAGGTAAAGGGAGATACTTTCAAAACCTTTATCGTGTTAGTTGACGGTGTAGATGGTACTGCCCAGTTGTTTGCTGAATTTTTCCATAGTTTATACACGTAATGCTCTGCTGTATCCAAACTTGTGTACCTCTTATAATTGTAAAGAGTACCGACACCGTCAACGGGTGGTAATTCGTCGGGTGGGGCATACTCAAATCTAAACGGGTGTGTTGGACTTGCATTGTTGAAGGTATACGTCGTACCTTCATAAAGTGTGAGTGTCGCCTGTTGATCACCGTCTATAAAGTATTTACCACCTGATTCTGAAACTGTAAACGTTTTATCCGGTGCCGTTGGTCTAGGTAAAGTAAATTTAAGCATCATACTTCTGATAAGATCTCCCTTATTCATTGGTATATTAGACTCAACGGAGCTATCGAAATTAGGATCACCATTGAACGGTGTTTCTATGGCTTCTATTGAAAATTTTGTGTGTCGTTTAAAATTCATCAGGAAATATGAAAATTCAGGTTCACCAGTAAGCCATTGGTCCTGGATACCAGTGACAGCAAGGTTCAATTTACCAGCCATTCTTACTTTATGTGAGTAAAATTTTATAAATTAAAACGAGGCGTTATGGTAGATGAATATTCAATTACGAAAGTTCAAACCTGAAAGCATGGCTGATGATAAAGTATGTGTTTTTATAGGTAAACGTAATACCGGTAAATCTACACTCGTTACTGATATTCTGTACCACAAAAAGCATTTACCAGCGGGAATAGTTCTATCTGCTACAGAGGAAGGTAATCATTATTATCAACAGTATATACCCGACCTATTCATATACGGTGATTACGATAGAGAAGCTATCGAACGCGTTATGGATAGACAGAAAAAGCTTGTTGGTGCGGGTAAGCCAAACTCTGGTGCGTTTCTTCTTTTAGATGATTGTATGTATGATTCTAAATTCATGAAAGATACGTGTATTCGCCAATGTTTTATGAACGGTCGTCACTGGAAGATATTTTTCATGTTAACTATGCAATATTGTATGGATCTTCCTCCAGCACTCAGGGCGAATATAGATTACATTTTTATTTTGCGTGAAAATATAATTCAAAATCGTGAGAAGTTATATAAAAACTTTTTTGGTATATTTCCAACGTTTGAGATGTTCAATAAAGTGATGGACTCTTGTACTGAAAATTACGAGTGTTTGGTATTAGATAACACGTCTAAGAGTAATAGAATAGAAGATTGTGTTTTTTGGTACAAAGCAAAGATTAGGAAAAACTTTAAGGTTGGTGCACCACAATATTGGCAAACACATAAGAAGATGTTTAATCCAAAACACGGTAACTTGAAATTGGGTGATCGTAACACAGTTAAAAAAACGACCACATTAAAAGTTATTAAGAAGAAATGAATAGTTTACGAACTTTATCGAAACAATTATTACATAAAAATATTATTACACCATTAGTTTATCCAGCATATAATGAAATTACATCAGGTGGTGAAAGCGATGAAGGATACCGTGTATTGGTTGATATTTGTCATAGTACAAAAACCATATACGTAGATGAAGACATGTGTGACTACGATAAGTTAAACGATTTACCACGAATTATAAAAACGTTTGGGTGTTTATACCCTAAATACAAACTAATCAGTTAATTATTTTAAATTGTTACATTAAATGATAAGTGTTATCATATTAAATTGGAAACGCCCCGATAATATAATAAACGACATATTACCAAAAATTGTTAATTACAAATTGGTTTCAGAAGTCATCGTATCTCACGGTAACAGTAAAACATACTTTGAAACACCAGAACTAAAAATTGTTAAACATTATCGTGATGAAAATATGAACACAAAATTAGGTGTCGCTTTACGATTCTCTAGGTCGTGCGATGCAAAAAACGATTGTATTTTAATAATTGATGACGATATGTTACCGTCAGAAAATTACGTTAACAAAATGTACAAAAAGTATAAAAAGAATCCTAATGTGGTTATAGGTTCAGAAAAAAGATACGTTTCCGAAACCAAAGGGTATTCAAATAAAAAGTTTTTAATGGGCGATCAACAAATTGTATTAACTCAAATTTTAATGACAAACAAATCGATATGTAAAGATTTCATGAACGAAAAACATAAGATGAATGACTTCGCCTTGAAAGCTAAACCAGTATGGAACGGTGAAGATATATTATTAAATTTAATTTACATTAAAAATTATAACAAAACCCCAATTTATTTGAAACCAACCAATGGTGATGTAAAGAAATTAAAAACCAATAACGCTATAAGTAGTGATACAGGACATTATAAATATAGAAGAGAGTTTTCTAAAGCAGCTTTAGAAAGATACGATATTAATACTAATTATAATTATATAAAATTATTAGTTTTACTAATTTTAATATTTTTATTGATAGTTTACATAATCAAGGTAAGTAAATAATCAGGCTAACGCGTAAACGTAAAAAATCAAAAAACTTTGCACATATAAATGTCAACTGACGTGAGTACTTTAAACCTTTCCGAGAATAGCGATGGTATGGTAGCATTAAATAATAACATGTCTACGAATTTCATAGAAAAAGGACAACAACCTATTATAGAACCGCCGAATATTGTATCGGAAAAAAATATTGATTTTAAACAAAGTACTATGGACTCTACTCCAATTCAAGATGTTATGCAAGCAGAATCACCCCTCGAACCACCAATGATGGCAGTTGACCCACGAATGACACAGGCGCAAGCGCAATCACCAATGATGGGTCTTCAACAACCAAACGAGTCTAGACAAAAGAATTCTAGTCAAAACCCATTTAACTTAACTGATGATCAGTTTCAAGCTCTCGTGGTCGCTGTTTGTACTGCGATAGCGATTAGTAAGCCAGTTCAAGAAAAACTCGCAAATTTCGTACCACAATTTCTTAACGACCAAGGGAACCGAAGTGCCGTTGGTTTGGGTTCGACTGGTGCAGTCGCCGCCATTGCATTCTTTTTGTATAAAAGATACGCTTAATTAGAATTAAAGTGTGAATACATTTTATCACCACCAAACAATAAATAAGAAATTATAAACCCAATGGTTAATCCCAATGCCCGAAGTCCAACAACAGTCACTGTACTCCGTGTATTTTTACCGAACCTAACAAAATCTTCTTTTATATTTTCGTTCGTTTCTGTAATTAAGAGTGTAAAAAGTAAACTTATTATAGTCGATATCAAAAGGAAAGGCATATCAAGGGAAAGACGTCCCCATAATTTACCACCTCTTGGCATCATACCCAAAACATTGGGTATAATAAGCAATAAAAAGATCACATTAGACCAATATTCACTCGCGAGTAGTGGTATACTCGATAAAGATAAAATTCCATTCCATAATAAAATAGCTTTTGCTAAATCAACTTTTGTCGCTGACATTATTACATTTACCTTAGATTATTTATCCTGGACGTGTTTACCACAAAATTTAGTTTTGTTTGGTATTTCTTTATAGATTCCGAGTTGGACGCACATATCTCTCAATTTTTTGAAATTTGTCCAATAATCTTTACTGTGTGAATACTCATCGACCGTTGAGTGTGCGAGTTCGTGTATTAATACGTGGAATATTTCGTTCGTATCACCGTCTAAGCATAAACCAATTTCATTACCTTTATTCGTGTTATACCCAATGTGTCCATTTGTCCTGTGATACATTGTTAATGGTACTTCGTGACGTAAAACTTTAAACTCACTATGTCCAGTTGTTTGTATATGTTCCCTGAGAATTCTATATTTTTCCCGTACTTCTTTTACCTTTTCGTTTTGTTTCGTACTCATGTATATATACACGTTTATGATAAGTAGAAGTATAGCGAGTATCATCTTACCATAAACCTATATAAAAATATCAAGTAAAGGTATATGAGTAACTCCAATGTTCCCCAGGAACTTCGTAACCTCGGTGTTAGGAACATGAATATTACAGGTCTTGATCTAGAAAATAGAAACTTAACCAATTTACCATCATCTATTGGTAAACTTAAAAAACTAGAGGAACTTATTTTGGCCGGGAATGATTTAAACTCATTACCATCATCTATTGGTAACCTTAAAAAACTTACGCATCTTAATTTGAACAGTAATGATTTAACCTCAATACCAACATCTATTGGTAACCTTAAAAATCTACAGGTACTTACGATGAGTAGTAATCGTTTAAACTTGTTACCATCATCTATTGGTAACCTTAAAAATCTACAGGTACTTGAGTCGGAGGGTAATATTTTAAACTCGTTACCATCATCTATTGGTAACCTTAAAAAACTTGAGTTTTTTGGTTCGGGAGATAATAAATTAAACTCGTTACCAGAATCAATCGGTAAACTTACAAAACTTGACACACTTAAATTGTCTGATAATCAATTAAACTCGTTACCACCACAAATCGGCAACCTTAAAAATCTTACGTTTCTTGGATTGGCTGCTAATAAATTAACATCTATACCAAAAGAGATCGGTAAGCTTACAAAACTCGAGGCAATTCTTTTAGGCTTTAATAAGTTAACCTCGTTACCAGATGAGATCGGTCGTCTTCCAAACCTAAGCTCCATTTATATACATAGTAACCCAAACCTTAGAATTATACCAAAATCACTTCATCGATCTGGTTTAAGCATTACTAAGAGTAGTTGGACACGTTTTGAACATATACCACTTAGACCTGTACAACGTAGAAACGTACCCCTAAACACTAATCGTAACGATCCTATATCTGGGTATAATTTTAGTGTCGGTAATAATGCCTTAAACCTCGGATACAATAGGTACTTAACTGAAAAATCACTTCTAAACTGGATAAAAACGAAAAATAAAAATACTAATATCACTAATATTAACACTTTATACAGTCTTAACCCAAACACAAATATCGTTTCAAATCCATTTACACGACAACCATTATTTAGAAGAAACTTAAATTTCGTCAAGTTTGTAAAACCAAATAAACCAAACACACCGAACACTCTCGTGAAAAACCTAAACAAGATGAAATTAAATAACATACCAAAAACACCGAACAAACCAAACACGATAAGAAAAAAGGCGGGTAACGCCGCTCAGAGTAGACGTACTAACAGAAACTAATCATTTCTTATACACAAACCTAAATTTACTATACAAATCCGAAACCGGGTTCCCTTTAAGATCTTCCCACAGTGTTAAAGTAAACCCCAAATTTTCCATTCGCGTGAATAACATATCTTTATGCGCGATAGGTTCGACTTTTGGTCCGTCGGCATAATACGGCGTATCGGCTAAATGAACGTATAACTTTTCCCCAAAGTTCCCCGAACTCGTATGTTTCATTAGAAAGTAGTTCCCTAACTCATCTTTTACGGGCGTGTTCATGATAATCTTATCGGAATTTGGTATGATCCCTATGAATTGACCCCCGGGTTTAAGTCTATTTTTAATTGCTAATAAAGACGTCTCGAATAACTTGGGTGATTCGAATATATAGTGTAACGCAAAGTTATAACATACGACGTCGTATTTCCTTTGTGGACACGCGAATATATCACCTTCATAAAAATTGACGCGTATTTTCATGTTCTTTGCGCGCGACTTAGCCTCCTTAAGTGAGTCTGGGTTTGGTTCACACATGCTTATATTAGCCCCGGCGTGTTTCCACTTTTGGAGATCACCACCGAATCCACATCCTACATCCAAAATACTGTCGCCTTCGCGGGTAGCCGATTGGATGAGGAGACGCTTAGACTCGTTATGGTACTTACGTATCTCCTCCATTTATTTAACTTAATTTTTTCTTTTTAAATGGTTTACTAAGGTAAAAATATCAGACTATATAAATGTCATCTAATTCCAATTCCAATTATTCCCCTCGTCCAGATTGGCGAACCGAACGAAACTTGTTACAAAATTTTAACCAAGTTTCCAATAAAAAATTGAAAACAATATCTTTAGCAAATGCGTTAAAGCAGATGAAAATGGAGAATGATAGGGCGTTAAAGCAGATGAAAATGGAGAATG